GAAACCGGCCACCCGTACTTTCGTCCGTAGTGGTCAGTGTAGATGCGGAACATCTCCGCGCATTTGGAGATGTCGCGCCTATCGTCCAAGCTGTAGTGAGTTTTGGCTATTCTATTGACATCTCTGACGGTTATTTCCCACATTTGAGCAGGACCGACAGCGCGTCCACGGTCACCTATGGCGTTGACGTTGCCGCCAGATTCGACGGCTACGATGGCTAAGAATAGAGCAGTTAGATTCATAATTAAGAGTTTTTAGTCTCTACTGCGTCCAACTTTTGAATGCTGAAGTAGTTACCAACTGAACGTCGGTTTCCACACGTTTCAATCCAACTGCCCCAGAGGCTTTCGCCCTGTACTTTATCCACGCGAAACTCTATTTCGCAGATGCGTCCAGTTTCCTTTCGAGTGTATCCGGTGTAATAACCTCCACGGTTTTTGACCAGTTGCGTTTCTGGTGTCGTACCCTGATACGTTTTTCCTATTACTATGTCGTCTATTTTCATTTCCATTTCTTTCTGTTTTTAGCTTACTTCTTGAGGCTAGCGACCAGCGCGGCAATGTCCACTCCGTACTTCTTCGCAAGCAGTTCAAGCGCATCGGTCTCGGTCAGACGCTTGGCAACTTGCTTCACTTCGTGCCTAGCGAAGTGGTCCGCAGTTTCAAACTTCATGGTTCCACCCGTTCCTTTCGCATTTTGCGTGACTCCGGTCACGATGACGCGACCAGCCGCAATTTCAGATGTCACCGCGCTATTCATTTGAACAGCGCAGTTCTGAAGATAGATGTTATGAGCACGCTTCAAAGCTTGGCCTTTCAATCCGGCTCCGTTATCAGTTAGCGCAAACTCCGTGCGTTTCATCGGTTTCCAAGACGTTGCGCCACTCTTCGATTCACGCGCAACTAGACGGTTTTCGACACTCTCGACGATGCTGATTGCTGACATGGTTTTTTCTTTCTCTGTTTTTTGAAACAATTCGCCACGGTTCTCCGTGTTTAACCCTTGCGCCACGATGAGGCTTGTTTCATGCAAGAGACCTAGGGAAAGGATTCCGACATTGCCGGAATCCCTTGTCGACATTGCCGACAAGTTTTTCCCCTTCGTGCAATTCCTAGGTTTTCACAAGACTCGCAAAGTCTTCCCCCGTTTTTGTGGATTAATCAGATGAAAATCTGAAGAGTGATGGACCGTCGCCCCGTCCACGCTCGCCGCACGGGGAAGGCTTGTGCCCGTTCCCCCGCTTACTTGCGCCAGACTCTCGCCCGCGCATCGGGTCGTCGCGTAACTACTTGCTCGCATCGCCAGCGGATTCTCGCCCGCCGTCACTTCCGTTAGACTGTCAATCGAACGAGACAGACGATGGATGACACTTTTAACGAAGACGAGAACTGTTTTAGGTACTTTCGCAAGTAACGCAAGACAAGCAACTTACGCACACTCTTTCTCGGCGTATCGTGCGGAATGATACGTTTTACGAAGGCGTTCTCCGTATCCAAGAATCAGAGACACGTTTCACGTGAGACGTATCCTCTCATCCGATACACGGCACGCCACTCCCAACCCTAGGCAGCACAAAAGCAAAAGACTAGCACTTCTCCAAGATGCGAAAAAGTGGCGAGAGAGACGAAGGACAAGAGACGCAAATCAGTTGCCGGAACTAAAGGCAAATCAGTTGCCACAACCCATTCGCAACTTCGTTGCAACTCTCGCGTGCGCTCTTGAGCATATTCGCATGGACGCATATGCAGCAGACTTGCAGGCGGCTTGCGCGCTCGCAGTCACTCACAGCCGCCGGTCCTATGATTGTGGCTGCTGCTGCTGATAAGGGGAGGAACTTTTTAGAAAGGCGTGACCCTGCTATGGCGGCGCGTGTCTTGGAGATGCTGGCTGATGGAAATAGCTTTAGGGAGATAAAGAAGGAAACCAATTTGGATTGGGAGACGGTGAGTAGGTTGAAGGCTAGGCATTCGATGGTGTTGGAGGAGCGTAGGAAGCAATTGGCGCAAGATGCTTTGGATGTGGCTGAGGGGTTGAGGCTTCTTCAGAAGGAGAAGATGAGGATGTTGGCTGAAGACCCTGAGCAATTGGCGCGCACTAACATCAGGGATTTGGCCATTCCGTGGGGTATAGCGAATGACAAGTTCATGGCGGCAATGGGGGAGAACAAAGTGACCATTGAGCACAAGACTGCGGCTCCTAGCTTGGAGGATGCTATGAAGGCGATTGAGGAGGCTAGGGCTAAACTTAAGGCTAGTTCTGTGGAGGTTATTACGAAGGACGTAACTCCGTGAGTTTGGTCTGGGAGAGGGGAACTTTTGGTAAGTGGTGGCAATAGGTCCGGCAAGACAAGCTGGGCGGCTCACGCCGTAGTTAAGGCGGCAATTGAGAACCCACAGTCAGTTGTGATGTGCTTTGCCCAGAATGCGGATGTGTCCATCCGTCAGCAGCAGAGTGCCGTATACGATGCGCTGCCAGAGGAGTATAGGGTGAAGGTGTTAGGTACGGAAGAGAACGTGTCCTATACGCGAAAGAACGGCTTTAGTAAGGCGTCTCTAATTCTTCCGGGCAGTAAGAGTTCCATCATCTTTAAGACTTATGCCCAGTTCCTCAACAATGACACTATTTTGGAAGGTGCTGAGTTGGGTTGCCGCGACCCTAAGTGGATTAACATTGGGGCTTGGTGTGATGAATATCTTGTCGGACCAGAGCTTCTGGCCACTCTTAGGTTTAGGCTTGCTACTCGGAACAGTAAGCTGGTGGTCACTTTCACGCCTATCGACGGCTACACCGAAGTTGTTCGAGACTACGTTCAGGGAGCGGAAACACTACGAAGCAAACCAGCCGTACTCTTGGGCGGTAGAGCGGTACCTTACCTACAACGATCAAAGAACCGAGACGCGGGCATCATTTACTTTCATTCCTCCGACAACCCGTTCGGTGGATATGAGCGCATCGCTAAAGACCTCAGTGGACGGCCAGAGCCTGAAATCCTAACCCGAGCTTATGGCATCGCCACCAAGTCGATGTCCACTAAGTTCCCCAACGTCTCTCGGGAGATTAATGTCGTCCCGCATGAGAAGATAGATTTGAAGGGTAAGACCAAGTACATGATCTTGGACCCTGCTGGTCGCAAGAATTGGTTCATGGCTTGGGTGGCTATTGACGAGTCAGAGACTTGGTGGGTCTATCGCGAATGGCCCGACGTTAATGTGGGTGATTGGGCCAGATGGCATGGGGGCAAATGGACTGGAGGAGAAGGCTCCAAAGGTCTGGGCTATGGAATAAAAGACTACGTCGAGTTAATTACCAGCATGGAGTCTGAAACCAAAGACACCATCTTTGAGCGTTTGATTGACCCCCGTCTAGGCGCGGCCAAATACCAGACACAAGACGGCGCATCGTCAATTATAGAAGACTTAGCGGACAATGGGCTAACTTTTATCCCAGCTCCCGGAGTGGACATTGAGGATGGTCTACAAGCCCTACAGAGCAAGATGGCTTACAATAGGAAGTTTCCGATTGACTCTGTAAACAGACCTCACTTTTACATATCGGAAAGATGCCAGAACATCATCTCAGCCTTACAGGAGTACACCGCCGAAGGCGGGCAGGATGAGGCGTGGAAAGACCCGATAGACGTTATTCGCTATTTAGCTGTTAGTCCCGCTTGCTACATAAGTGAGGACACGATGAGAACAACCAAAACTAATAGGGGTGGCTATTGAAGAAGTCAAAGAAAGTTGAAAAGGTGGAGCCCACTTCACCAGTTCAGGAAACAACCTTTAGGGTGAAGGTTTTGCAACAGGCCAAGAATCCCCAGTGGATTTATTGTCAGGCTCTCCATCAGGACATGGGTAAGCTTCCTGTTGTTATTCCCCGCCGTCTAACCAATAAGCTTGTTGGCAAGCAAGTTCTTGTGGAAGCCATTACGGACAACGTAGGCACCACCTATCGTTATGTCCAAGACCAACCCCATTGATGACACCACCAATAATCGGTGGCTCATCCAGCATTCTGATAGGCTGATTAGGTATGAGTATGAGCAGCGGTTAAAGGGGAAAATTACGGAAGAAATGTTTCCTGATGAGCTTGCGGATCGAATTGGCCGCACGCAGGAGTACGTTTGTGGTATTATAAAGAACGCAATCTCCCGCGCCAAATCATGCTCCAAACCAAGCAACAGCAAGCCCTAACTTTCGTTGACGATGACGGTCCCGATGTTGTTGCGCTTGTCGGCGCATACAATCGTACCCTGACAGAACTCTCCACCTACTTCGATCAGTGTGTAAGTAGCTCTGACGGGCGGCGTTGTTACTGGCCGGGCAAGTCTTCTGATTTGCGTAAGCATGGGGCTGATGCGTTTCCGTGGGATGGGGCGTCGGATACGGAAGCTCGGTTGATTGATGAGCGTATAAATAACTACGTCTCCATCTTCATGGCGGCTTTGGAACGAGCCAACATCCGAGCCTATCCGGTTGAGATGTCTGATTCGGGACGGGCTAGGGTGGTTAGCGCGTTCATCAAGTGGATGCGTTCGTCCTACATCCAGAGGTTTCGTCAGGAGATGGAGCTTGCAGCCAACTACTTCCTAGAGCGTGGGCTGATGATCACCTACGTTGGGTGGGAACGGATGGAGAAGAAGTATCTCCAGAAGATTGATTTGCAGCAGATTGCCGCCAACTCGCCTGAACTGGCCAAGCTCATCATTGAGGGCCAGAACGATGAGGACATCATCAAGATGTTGAAGGCCGTCTACCCTGATCTGATTGATAAGAAGGCCAAGAAGGCTTTGAAAGACCTGCGGGATAAGGGAGTGGGGGAAATCCCTGTAAGCCGTCTTTCAGTTGATAGACCCTTTGTCCAAACCTGCGCTCCTGATGGGGATGTGTTCTTCCCGTCCTACTGCATTGATCCGCAGCGTGCGCCGTTCGTCTTCTATCGCACCTTTCTTTCGGTACAGGAGGTCTTGTCCCGTGCGGCTTCCGATGGGTGGGATATGGAGTGGTGTGAGTATGTGGTGAAGCACTGCCGTGGGGTGAACACCTACAATCTGGAGAACGTCTACGGCACCCGTGGAAACTCTTACGCCCGTTACCGTCAGCAGTATGACGCTACGGAACTTGTGGAAATCATCTACGGCTTCAATCGCCTGATTGATGCGGAAGATGGTTCTGAGGGCATTTACGTTACAGTGTTCAATCCCAAGTTCACTGGTCAGGGCGGCATCAAGCCCTACGCCAAGTATGAGCTTCTGAATGGATACAACGACTATCCGTTTGTTGTCACCCGTCTGTCGGAAGACAGCAAACGATTGTACGAAGTTCAAACCTTCACGGACATTCTGAAGGGTCCGCAGGATCAGGTGAAGGCTGAACGCGACAGCCGTATTGATCGTAATAGTCTGGCTACCCTACCTCCCATCATGCACCAGCCGGGCAATCCCCCGACTGATTGGGGACCGGGACGCTTCATCCCTGTACGTCGGGCGGGAGAGATAAGTTTTGGACCTACCCCTCCCTACAATCCGGGATCGGTGGAGATGGAGAAGACAATGATTGAGGCGGCTGACAACATTGTCGGTCTTAATGCCAACAATCCCGTAAGCCAGATTCGCCAGCAGTTTCTGGTTAATAAGTTCCTCCATCACGCTCAGGAGGTTCTGAAGGCTTGCTTCAAGTCCTATCAGAGGTTTGGCCCTGAGCAGATGTTCTTCCGCGTGACGGGAGTGGCTGATCCGATGCGGTTTGATAAGGGCAATCCCGATGAGGACTTTGACATCAAGATTAGCTTTGATGTGCTGAACAACGATCCCGAAACCGTTGAGAACCGTCTTGGCCAGTTTGTCAGTCTGTTGCAACTAGACCGCACCGCTGAACAGGCTCAACAGCAGGTGGTAAAGATGGTGACGGAAGACTTGTCCAAGATTTACGCTGGCATTGAGGTGGGTGCTCGTCCCAATGGGGCGCAGATTGCGTTGGAGGTTGTACGTCAGTACGTCAGCCAGCCTGATGTTATGGGTCGTCTCCAGCAGGATGAAGCCTTCCGCACCCGTCTGGACAAGTACACGGCCCAATATCAATTTGCATTGACTCAGCAGCAGAACGCTGAGATTGGTCGTTTGGGTACAGCCCCCGCCCAGATGGGTGGAGTGGAAACCCAAACCATCAATCAATGAACTTATTCGGAACCAAGAAGCATCCCCTAGAAGAACAGATTAGGTTTCTGGGGGAAAGGGAGCAGTTTCTGGACTTTCTTGATTGGGTTCAGGCTGGGAAGGAACTAGCCATCTCCAGCCTTCAACGTGCGCCGGATGGCCGTATCCGTGAGATTAGCGGCAAGATACAGGTGTACGATGAGATTCTTACGCTGTGCAACTATCAAGACCTGCTCATAAAGAGAGGTATGCGTAAGATGAGCGGATTGCCGGTTTAACTTCTGGATGCCTTACAATACGGGCTTCGCAATGCCCGTGGCGTAAAGACGGCATCCATAATGTCAAACGAAGTCCAATCGGCTAACGCAGGAGCCGACCAAAAACCTGTGGCTAAGAACATATCAAATAGCGAGCTCATCGCTATGCGGTATAAGGCTATGACGGAGGCTATGAAGGTGCCAAATTCGCCTGAAGAGCCGAAGGAAGAGCCTAAAGAGGTGGTTCCCGACGAGCCAGAAGTACCTAAGGAGGAGGCACGGCAAGAAGAGCCCCAGCCAAGTCCTGAGGAACCAAAGCCCGAAGAGGAACAAAAGGTTCTTTCAAAGGATTACGATTTGGAATCCATGAGTGAATCGGAGCTTAAGGAGCTTGCACAGAAGCTCGGTAGCAAAGCTGTCGCCCGATTTGGGGAATTGACGGCTAAACGTAAGGCTGCTGAGGAACAAGTGTCTGCTCTGAAAGCAGAGATTGCCAAGCGTGAGGAATCCTCATTTGAGGCGAAGGTTAGCAATAACCCGTACGCCAACATCAACTCAAAGGAAGACCTTGATGCAAAATATCAAGA